TATACCCAAACAGATTTTAACTCCTTCTGGATTACTTCCCATTCTTGAAGCACTGTTTGAACCGCATAGGAATCATTTGGAAACCGTTCCTCTGCTTTTTGTTTTACAACCTCAACAGGTTCATTGTACAACTCGCACGCCACCTCTTGGCATTCGAAAACAAACTGACCCATCTTACTCATAATCATATTCCTTGTTAATATCAATAGCTGCCCAAAACATAAGTAACAATCCTAACACAGCAATACCTAAACTGTCAAGCGGAATTAGGACTTCGGTATTGGTTTCTATACCACCAGCACCACCCAGTGTTAGTATCATACCAAGTAACAACCTAATCGTTCCTTTCATTATGACACCTCACTGTATTCGGGTTTAAGATTCTTCGCAAAGATAGTCTCAATGATGTCCTGTGCAAAGCAGTTATAACCACCGATATTCCACTGACACTCTTCAGTAGGAATACGTCCATACTTCCAAGCGTAAATCGATACTTGTTCATAGTACCAATCGTCTTCAGACTCAGCAAAGTCATCTAGAACTTTCGCATTGATAACCCACTCACAAGAAACCTTCTCATAGGGGTCAGCGCAAGTATATGACGGTTTACCAAACTGGTCAACCAACTTGTCATAAGTAGTCACAAGTCCACCCTGAAGGGAAGAACCACCCTTGTTAAAGTTCTCGTAGATATCGTACTCTAGTACGTTACGTCCAAACGCCATTATGCATTCTCCTCAAAAGACCTCATCCAAGCGCCAAGAATTTCTCTTGCTTCATATTTGTCAAGAGCAAATGCCTCCTGTAGATAAGGAGCGGCACCAAACATATTAGTTACGCCAGAATCACGCAACTCATTTAGGAACTCAAAGTATTCAACATAAACATCCATAATTAACCTCTCTTTTCGTAGTTTACGTTGTTATTATAACAAGCGTGGCAAGAGATGTCAAGCGTTTTTTATGAAAATTTCCAACCTAATTTTTTGGTAATATCTGCGATTTGATCAGCATATGCTGTGTGTGTATTCTCACACGGGTGCATAAATTCTAGGACTTTGCATCCTTCTGTGTTCCTTGAGAGGTAATACATATCGTGCCAATCTTTTTGTTGTGCATCGGTGTGATCTCTGGATAGTTCATCACAACCTTCCCAGACTCTAAACCCTAAACTGTTTTCCCATCGTAGATGTTCCATAATGGTTTTCTTGACATACGTAGAAAACTTCCCGTAGTAGGTAGGATCATTGAGTTGGTGTTTATGCATTTCTTGAATAGCAAACCCCATACGATAATGGAAATGGGTCTGCATAATTTTGATACCCTTAGCATCACATAGTGCTTGTAATGCTTTCATCTGTGTCAATAGATGCATCATAGGGGTTTCGTAATTCCATACTAAGTTGATGAACAACTCAGTGATTTCTCTGTTCTCTTTATTTAACCAGTGAAACCTTTCTGGTGAGTATTGAGTCATATGTTGGAAGCGTTTGATCTTCTGTCTTTCTTCGAAATCCTCTTCCTTGATTTCAAACAACTCGTGTCTTTTAAATGCTGACCAAGATACGAAGATCATTTCAGGATCATCGTTTTCAGGATCGGTAAGATAATCTATCAAATCACGATAAATCTTGTGATTGGAATTACCGCACTCGGCAATTATTACTGGTTCTAAACCAAGAGTATCTGCAAGTTTGTAGGTGAAAGTTTTGTCCCAGTGAGTGGGTGGGTTATTATCATAACCGTCTAACTCATCTCCCCACACAAAACTACAACCCGTAGTTAAAAGTTTTCCCATTAATCTCTTCCTAAATGATCGTGTACATACAACATAATTATTGCGTAGTGTAATACTTTCATCAAGTCTTTTTTGTTATACCCGTCTTTGTTACCGTAACGTTGTGCATACTTCATAATGTTACCGATACAAAAACCTTCTCCGTGACCACCATCAATAATAAACTCAGTCGCTTGAAACTTATTTTTAGAATAATGTTGGTCATACGTTGAGTCGATATACTGTTTCAACTCATCGATTGTATTACCTTCATTATATCTATACTCAATTGGATCAACACCTAACCCAAGACGTGAAAGTGTTTCTGGCGGATCATCATACGCTGGTGGATCGTATTCGGTTTGTTTCGATAAATGTTTTCGGTTGATTTCATTCCACTCTTCGGGTGTGATATCATCAATTGATTGTTTTCTGCGGTTTCTTGCCATAATGTAGTTCTCCAATTTTATTATATGTAGTATATCAAAACGAGACAGGTTTTGTCAATCAAATCTGTAAAAAATATGATCACCAATCTTACCTACTAGTTTCATACCCCTATCATTTCTCCAAGCGGGAGTGACGTAACCAGCGTGATAGTGTGTTGCACCTTCGGTAATACCTCTATGCATATTGTTTTCTATAACATCATACGCTATCAAGATAGATCGATTAAAAGAATCAGTGTTAGTTGGAGTATCATCTATACCATCACAGTACCAACTAAATTGACATTGATGTCTAACAGGAACTTCCTTTCCTTTTTCCAACCACCATTCAGATAGTTTTGCCTCTCTTACAACCTCACAAATAGTGTTGGGATATCGTGAACTCTCTACACGATTCATTGTAACATCTGCAACTGCAACTTGACCCGCAAAGTTATCACCACGTGCTTCGTGATAAATGTTCAGAGCAAGACAATGCATTTGGTCTTCATCAACAACTGGTTCGGGTGGTAATGCTACTACTTCTTCTTCAACAACCTCTTCAGGTACAGTGTCTTTAGGCATTGCTATTACCCAACCAAGCATAATAATTATACCAACACAGAATATCGTTATTAAGATATCCTCAGTACGGCGACTAATCCCCATCTTCTATCTCCTCGATCAACATATCTCTTAGGTTTCTTGCCATTGCGTCTTGTGGATTTGCGATTCCTTTACCCACGAATTTATACGCAAGGGTTATCCTTCGACATCCAGCATATGCTGAGTGCCAACAATGATGATCCTCTTCATCCTTATTTCCAAAATAATAGTGGTGACATTGCCAGCCTGGTTTTTCGTCCAGAGTGATTATATCGCCTGACTGCTTATCATAATAGCGGAAATAACTATTACCAGTTTCAGAATAAGTAAACAATACTTGATACGCATTTGCATTCCAATTTGTGTGCCAACCAACGAACCCGCCTGGCGGATAGTAAGATAACAATGCACTAGTATGTGCGCCGATCTCTCTAGCAAAATCGTGTTTTACCTTATCCCTAAACGGTGTCCAAATTTCAGGGTCTTCCTGTACCATTTTAGATATAGGTTGAGCCCAATGTTCTTGTGGATATCCATCGTGTTCTTCCCAGTTCTGTAACTTCTCTTGAAGTGCTTCATCGGAACAAAAGTATTCACCATTATCAAACGCTTCTTCACCGTGATATGCGTAATACCTTTCATCCTCATAATTCTCCATAGAGAAGAATTCATCTGAGATGGAATTCAACTTATCTAAAAAGTCTTTATTCCTTATTACGATGTTATGTCCACTCATCCAACAAATTTACCAGTTTCAATATCAACACCCGCATCATCTACAACACGAGGTTGGGGTTCTATTGCCTTTACAACGTTAGGGAAATGGGTGCGGATAATTTCCCAACACTCATCAGCAATCTCTGTATGTTCAAGTTGTGTACCGTTACCCCTACGTAGTTCACAGTAATGTACCCAACTTCGTAAAGAACCTGCCATATAAACGACTGATTCAGTATTACCTTCAGGTAGAACTGCACGTGCTTGTTCTTTTGCAATACCCGCTTTGAGTGCCCAGTTATAAACCTCAACAGAATTTCTCTTGACTTCTTCTTGTTTCTTTCTCCACCTAATCGCCAATTCTGTATCTTGTTCTATAGGAATAGAGTTTTGTCTATTCTTTACATCTTGTAGACGTGCTTCTCTTGGTTCGAAGTTAGTCGCTTCTGCATATCTTTGAGAGAACTCTTGGAATGAGAACGAGCGGTGACGAATAATTTGACGTGCAATATCTCGTGTAGTTCTGATCTCCATAGTCATATGTACCATTTCTAATGGTGACCAGTGATTCTCTTTGATGAGATATCGTACAAGTTTATCCGCAGTTTTCTTGTTACTCTGGTTAGTGGGGTTGGATACTCTAGCGGAATATGCAACTAATTCTTCGGCAGTGTGACAATCTGTGATAGCAGACGGTTGACTTAAAGCAATGAGTTTTACTCTAGGTTGTGACATCTTTTAGTTTTCTCCATAATTCTTGATAGGTTAGTGTCGCAAAGTTTATATTGATATTGATACGTGGTTCTACTATCTTATCTCTGTGTACTGAATGCCACTTATAATTATCGAAGGTAGTCCACACATCATATTTCAATTCTGTTTCAACATCTACAACCATCTTAGAATAGTCTGGTATTTTGTAGATGTCATATACCTCAAACGGTTCGGTTTCATTATACCATACAGTCTTTGCACCTTCACCCATCAATAAACAATATAGGGAAGATGTCCTTCCGTGTCCACGATGCGGATATAAACAATTACCGTCATCTTGTATTTGGACAATTGGATCGATCTGATCTTTGTCGATCCCTAAAATTTTATGCGTTGTATCTCTTAACTTATCTGCAATGTTCTTAGGTAAACGGTATTGATCAATTCTAATTTCGTGTGTACCTGTTTGTCTAGTACCAAAGTGTTTACCAAGAAGAAGTCTACGTCTCTTAAATTCTCGTGCGAGTTTTATACCTACTTTCTCTTCGATCTGTTTTTGGGTTGAATCGTAGTTGATGTCTCTCCACGGACGATGAATAAATTCTATTTCATCACTCAATCTCAAAGCGAGATCAAGTATTTCTTGTTTTAGTTCGTTGTCGCAAAACTGCAATTCTGTTTCATAAAAAGGTTTCATCTTCTTCCTCAGACTCTCTCATCCATTGATCAAATTGGAATACTCCTGCCTTTTCTTTTACCCAGTTCATCATTGCTTCAGTTGCCATAAAAGCACCCGCAGTCTTACCTTGACCATATCCCCACCAATAGGCGACACCCATACAGATAAGAAATATAAATGTTAAGAACTCTGGTGACATAGTTATTCCATCTTAAAATTTTTGAACTTACTATCATATTTAGACGCATCAGACTTGTCGAATACTGGAGTATCATCGGAACTTAAAATCTCATCTTCTTGATCATCATCTTCAAGTCTCATCTTAGAACGATCAACCTTGATAGTAAATCTAGTAAACGCTGTTGGATCGTTATATCTGTTCTTCAACTGTTTGACAAGTATCTTACCTAGATTGTTTAGTTCATCATTAGTAATCAATGCAAACATCAAGTCAGCAGTTGCGGGTAAACCAAATGATTCTGAAGTATCTTCTAGACCAACGTCATCATTAGAATAACCACTACGTGTTGTTTGAGTTGCGGATACGATTGGTACATTGAACTCAACTGCAAGACCACGTAACTCTTCTGCAATACTCTTGATGTAAGTATAAGAGTTGATTGCACCACCCATACCTTTCATACGAGACGATGCACATATATTGAGATAGTCAACAAAGATCATCTCAGGAACAAAGTTCTTTTTGAGTTTCAACTCGTTCAACAATGCACGGAAGTGATTGGTGTGTGCTTGTCCTGTTGGATATTCTTTGATAACAAGTTTACCTTCAGTCTTTGCACGTAGATCACCGACTCGATCCGTGAACATATCCTTTGATAGATTCTCAAGTTGATCAATCGGAACATTCAATAAGTTCGCATCGATCCTTTCTGCAATCCTTTCTTCTGCCATCTCCATAGTGACATACAGAACATTACGTCCTTGCATCAAAGCATTAGCAGCTACGTGACACATAAACAAAGACTTACCAACACCCGTACCAGCGAGTGCAATATTCAAAGTCTTGTTAGGTAATCCACCCTTGGTAATTTTGTTGAAGTATTCTAGATCAAACGGAATACGTTCTTCTTGTTGATGGTAGAACTCATAACGATTGTCTACGTTCTCTAGATAATCGTGACCGATATTAGTATCAAAGGTAACACCAAGTGCTTTTGATAAAATATCAGGGATACCATTTTTTTGTAGTGTTGGGTGTTTACCGTCAATGATGTTGATCGATTCCATCACCGCATTATAGACTGCACGATCTTGACAAAACTTTTCAGTTGACTCAACCAACCAATCTAAGTTTTCTTTTTCGAAGGTAAAGATGTTAGGTAACATCTCCATAGTTTGACGATAGTTCTCATCGGACATACGTCCGCCTTCGTCTACTTCAATCTTAAATGCTTCTTGGGTTGGAAGTTTGTTGTACTTGTGTACGAACTTAGCAACTTCTTTGAAAATATCTTTATATGCACCCTCGAAATAATCAGGTGCAAGGAATGGTAATACTTTTCGGGTATACTCTTCGTTAGTTAGAAGATTCCTCAGTATCGTTTGTTGTAGATTTATACCAGTCATTCAGTTCCTCTTTTACGCCTTCTGAAGTATACGCAACATCACCCGTATCTTTATCACGGATGATAGCACTTCCCTCAGAAAGAGATGTGTCCATTATATTAAGTAGTATATTACCACAGTAGTCTTGAAAAGTCAAGCTCTCTGTAGTTAGGTCTGGGTCGGGTGACGATACAATTTCCATATTCCATTTCAAGTGTTCGTCTTCTAGAGTAACCGTACCAAATTTGATAACGGTTTCAGGATACTCTTCTAGTAACCTTACGTTCCAACCATACTCTCCTTCGGGAACTAACTCATACGCTATCCCTTCAGAGAGTTGTTGTTCTAATTTAGGCATCCTGTACTATCTCATCCATATCGACACGTTGTGTCAGACCAATAGCATATTGTTCTTTGATGAACGATGAGAAGTCAGTATCTTCGAATATAGGTTTCCAGAAATCTTCTTCTAAGGTTTGTACTTGTCTTACCTTTGGATCAACCAGTTCTCCAGTTTGTTTATCAACACGGCAATACCAACCATTGGAAGGCTTAGCAACATAACCGCCAGCAAGAGCAACGTCCAACAAACCACTAAAACGCTGGACACCACCTTCCCAAGAAACACTAATAGGTATCTTAGATTGTTCTTTAACATATCTAGATTTCTCCACTTTGATGACAAAGTGATATCCCTTAATTTCTGTTCCTACTTTGTCTTGTTGTCTACCAATAATCCAGATGTTATCAGCACTGTAATAGATACCTGTTCCACCACCAACTACATCTTTAGGGAATAATCCGATTTCTTTATAGGTATGGTTGACGGCAAGCACTGGGATGTTTTTCATAGTCAGATATGGTGTAATCATTCTGAATAGACCTTTCAGTGCCTTCGCACGGGACATATCAGCAACACTCTTTTCAGACAGTGCATCCTCTAGTTCTTTCTTGGATGCGAGGTTACCTATGCTGTCGATAACGACTATTACATCATCCTCTCTATCGAGATTCTCAAGTTGTCCAACCAGATCAAACTTAAGTTCCTCGACATTGGCGACAGGAGTGTGTAATACCCTGCTGGTGTCGATCCCAAATTGTTCGAAGTAAGATTGTGGCGAACCAAACTCACTATCATAGAACAACATTACCGCATCCTTCTTTGCCTTTAAGTATGCACCCGCCATAAGTAGTGCAAACGAGGTCTTGAAGTGTTTGGAAGGGCCCGCTAGGACGGTCAATCCTGGCGTTACACCACCGTCAATACTTCCGCTCAACGCAACGTTCACCATAGGAACGTCTGTTGATACCATATCTTTTTCTGTAAAAAATTTTGAATCTTGAAGAACTTCTGTGGTTTTAATCTTCGAGTTCTTTTTCAGCTTGTCCATTATCGACATCGATCTCTCCTTCAAATAAATCACCTTCTATAGGCGTTTTCTCATTGTAAGAAATATTATTGGACTTCTCACGGTCATCCAATTCGTATTCCTTTCTATAATTATTGTTTATATTACCAACTTCGGCAAGAATTGTCAAGCTCTCAGGGTCAAATAAATTGAACGCCTTTAAATCTTTAGGGAAACACGCACCCCCGAATCCACGTTTACTGTCATAGCCTGGCACTTTACTGTGTCCAACACCAATACGAGGATCAGCGGTGACACCCGTCACTACGCCTGGCCAATTACAACCAAACTTATGAACTGCATCATATAATTGATTAAAGAATGTAACCTTGGTTGCAAGGAATGAGTTTACCCCATACTTGACAAATGATGCCTCTGGAGCGGACATATGATAATATTTCTGTGCAGAACATAATGAGAACATTTTATAAATGTGTTCAACGTCACCTGTTGCTTCAGGGTGACCACCAAGAATATGATATGGTGCATTTACAAATTGTTCTTTTGCATTTGATTCTGTTAGGAACTCAGGGTTGTACACTAGTCTCTTTACATCTTCATCATATAATGAATTTGCAAGTCTATCTACAACATCAGGTGTTATTGTTGATTTGACAATAACAGCACCGTCTGTATGTTCGAATAGTTTTAGCACTGCATCTTCTACTATAGATGCATCAACGAAACCGTTGTCACTCATTGGCGTTGGCGCACACACAAAACATAAATGTGGTGACCACTCAATAAGATCATCAATTGTTGTACCATACTTTGGATCAACAAAAAACTTTTCTACTTCACTGTGGGTAAATGCATAGTCAACTGCTTGACCAACAAATCCGTGACCAACAATACCCATTCTTAACTTTGGTAATGAACCATCTGCTTGGGGTGCGCCCCTACCAAGAAGTTGATCACCAGATGCAGCTTCTACCATATCGTTGTCATACAGATTTTTAGGATTAGAGGGATCATATACATCACTCGCTTCCATTTCTTTAATTCGTCTCGCCCTTTCTTCAGGACTAATATTATCTTTCGCCATTAATTCACCTTATAAAAATATTTGTACCAGTCAACAAACGCTTGTACTCCAACCTCAATGTTGGTGGTAGGTTTGTATCCTAGTTCTTGTAACTTCTCTGTGTTACTCCAAGTTTCCAACGTATCTGCTGGATGTCTTGGTGCAAGTTTTACGATAGGTTCTCTACCGCACTCCTTTCCTATGATATCTATAAACTTCATAAGATCGACTTGCTTACCTCTTCCTATATTGAAGATTTCTCCAGATTCGATATCCCCTAGAAGCGCTAGTTTGATACCTTGAATAATATCTGCAATATAAGTAAAGTCTCTTTTCATATCACCGTAGTTGAATGCTTGTATCTCATTACCTTCGATGATGTCTCTTGTAAAATTAAACAGTGCCATATCTGGTCTACCCCACGGCCCATAGACGGTGAAGAATCTGAGACCGACTACATTAAGACCACTGATCTCCCACTGGATTTCATTAACATATTTTGTGTATGCATATGCGTTACGTTGTTTACCTTGATTCTTGCCTGCAATATCATCTTCTCTCCACCCATCTTTACTAATAGGTGTTCCACCATAAACTGAAGATGTGGATGCGTAGACCACTTTACCCGTGTGATACATCTTACAACACTCAATCAAGTTTTGAGTTGCATCAATGTTATCTTTATGATACAAGGTTTCTTTACCGAAGGAATCTCTCACACCAGCACGTGCGCCTAGGTGGATTACAATATCAGGTTTATATACGTTGAAAAATTTATCGAGCGCATCGAAATCTTTCATATCAACATTTTCGACAGGCAAATCAAAGTGATTTACCCTTGCGTGTTTAAGACTAGGATCATAGTAATCGTTATAATTATCCAATCCAATTACATCTAATCCTTCTGCGAGAAGTTCGTTGTGTAGGTGCGATCCTATAAAACCAGCTGCTCCTGTAATTACTACTTTCATTCTATCCGTTCCTGTAGATATATTCTAATGCCCTATCGGATTCTTTATCCAAGGGTCTGTTCTCATACCAGTTACCATTATCTATATCAAACTGTTTACATAGTTCTGCGATTTGTTGTGATGTGATGGGGTATCCACGTTTCACAGCATTACCCGCTACAGCAACCATTATCTGATACATCTTGTGATACCATCCTGTACCCGCAATACGTTGATACTCAACTGCAAGACTCTTGGGCCAAAACGGACAATCACGATAATTAGTCCAACTAATACTAGTATTATTTAGTTGATTCTTACGATGTTCTATCACTGCTTTTTGCATTTGTTCAGGTAATCTATCTAGGAAGGTATCACCTTTCTTCTCGACATACGAATGTTTTTCCATCAACATTTCTGGATCGATATGCACACCCTTGTTAGTAAAGATAAAGTTGAATGCATTAGGATACTGGGCAGGCACGTAGTACATACGTGACAAGTCCTTGGTTTGTTCATCACCAAGTTCTGAAAACTCTTTATTCATTGCAAACCAAAAGTGAGGTAAGTCTTTTGCGACCACCTCTTTTGTCAACGGGAATACTATACGGAACTTCGGTTGTTCTTCTTTTGAAGAAGCGGTAGAGTAACACACATAATGATAGACACCAAAACGGTTTTCTAATTCTTGTTGTAGTGTTACCAGTATATTATCGGAAGCATCCAGACTAAAATCATCAACGTCAAGACAAGCCCAACGACCCCAAGAAATAACATTTTTATTACTCCTCGTACTGTCTTTGATATAAACACTAGGACTAATAAGGACAGAAGAATTATCTCCACCCTTCTCTCCTACTTTCCGACTCATTCCGTACAGTAAACCCTCGAATGCATCCCAAGAATCCACCGTCATAGAACGATGGGTCTTGTTGTCGAATATATTTTTGAATATAGTTAGACTGTACATAATTTAAAATAGTATACGTGATCTCACACGTTTTGTCAAATAATTTTTTCACCGTACTCGTATATCTCCCTTTGAGTAATCGATGCACCCAAACGTGGGTCTTTCTTTGACATAATGTTTGGATACTTCTTCTTCAGTTTTGGTAACAACAATCTGAAGACATCCATCCCATCTAGTTTGTATCCTTCGACAATTTGTCCACCTTCGTATCTAACGATGTAGTGGTTTTTATATTTGCCAATCTTCTTCTTTTCAAGATAAGATACTTGTTCTTCCCACGTAGGTTGGACGGAGATTCCATTGTAAGTACCGTTAATACTTTTTCCAATAGTCGATTTATACTCACATTCACCATCCTCATCAATACCGTCTGCACCCGCTAAGGTGTCAGATATTTGATGTCCTAGTGTACCAGCGATATGTATTTCCCTTGAACGTGCATAAGAGAACGGATCACCCCACCCATTCTTTTCACACAAAGAATACATCTGCTCAAATAAACGTCCGAAGACTACTTCATCTCTACACATAATATATGCCTCTCTTCATTTCAATACACTTATTATAACAAAAAGCAACCCCTTTTGTCAAGCGCTTTTTGGTAAAGATAACACCATATACAAAGAAATCTCATTTGTTTTAGTCACACCTTTATTTGTTCCTTCGTATGTCCACGTGTTGATTTTTTTCATCTTATCACGATAGTGGTATAAACCTCGTTTGACCCCCGATTGATCTGAGTTATCCATTAGAACATACCTTACAGTATCAAACGAGAATGCAACTGATAAATCCAGATGAACATTTTTAGGTGTATGTGCGCCATCAATAAACACAAAGTCTATAGGATAGTCTAAGATATATTCGTATATCTCAGGACTCTTAACTCCTATGACCTTTACATTAGGATGTGCTTTCTCCACTGCAAGACACGTTTCTCGATACTTAGGGTGGTTTGGACAACACGAAATAATCTGTGCGTTCTCAAATATTCCCCCCATATAAGAAGTTGAATGTCCCGCATAGTATCCTATCTCTAAAATAAATTGTGGATCGCAATACGCACGGACGTAATCAAATACTGCAAACACTTCTTTTGTTGGAGGCAAATACCCCCAACCCGTGTCAGTATCAAAATCTAAATGTCTAAATTCTCTCACCCAAAAAACTCCTCAAGTGATGCTACGGGTTCTGCGTTCCATCCTACCGCATCAAGGATCGGAGTCAATGGATCGAGAAATGTTTTCTCATACATTTTGTCGTAGTCGATATGACGATGAAGATCAAGTTCCCTTGGAAGATTTAAAGGGTACGAGATTATATTCTCGTTAATACGATTAGGTACTTTCAAGTATACGAACTTGATCTTCTCGCCGTTCTTCACGATCTCGTACTTACGTTCAAGACCGTTTGCCTTCACGTGGTGATTGTACAACAACGCACCACGCACGTGAATAGGTGTTCCTTTACCATAGATTGATTTTGCGTCCCGCCACTTAGTTAGATCAGACACCCCACGAGGGAAAGATACATCTTCAGGCGGAAGCGTACAGAATTCGGTACGGAATTCACGGATAAACTTCTGAGTATCCTGTTCAGTCTCGTTCATAATGACTGAAAATACTTCTTTGAATTTATCACGTACTACCTGTGGGGTTGAGGACTTTACCGCTTCAATACCCATCAATTTTAGTTTGGGTTTTTTGTACTGGACACCTTCGTTATTGTGGACGTTCAGAATGTAACGTTTCTTCGCAACCCAGATACCTTTGTCTGCGAGTACCTCACGTCCCATCTCCATACGATTTTCATACGCACCAGTATATCGTGCGAGTTGATCATATGAAGTTTCTAGTGTCCTCTCAAAATGATCACTGCATATCTTATCAAGGAATGCTATAGGATTCTTCGGACTTGTTTTATCAACAAGTGCTGACATATTGATGTACAAAGAATCGGTGTCGATTGCAATAACATAATCTTTATCCGTGTCAAGGATACGATTCATTTCTTCGTTGATTGCTTTCTCTGCCCAAAGAATGGACAACTGACCCGCAAGTGTAACTGACTCTGCAACACGTTGATCAAAGTATCTGAACCATCGATTACCCAACGCACCATAAAGTGAGTTCATTAGAATCTTGATAGACATTTGGTTGTTGTTTAGTGTAGAGATTTTATTGCGGAGTGCTTGGGTGGGTGTTGTTTCGTATTCTTTTTGTGCTTCGATCATCTCACGTTTGATGACTTTACGTTCATCATAATACTTCTCAATGATACTAGGGATCACACCCTTTCTGTCTTTGCGGAATCTGACACCACTTGGTGCAACCGCATACTTCATTGTATCCCCATCTGTGTGAGTAGATTTTTTATGTAACATACGATTAACGTCTGTATCAATCAAACCATCAACCACAGTTTCAGGTGACATATTATACTGTACAAGGATGTTAGGATACAGTGAGTTCAAGTCAAAGGATGCAACCCACTGGTGCATTCCTACTTGCGGTTCTTTTACGTAACCACCCGCATAGTCACCCTTTGGTTTCTCACGTTTCTGCGGGATCGCAATCTTACGTTCATTCAAAATACGATAGATGATTGAATCCCATATTGTTGTAGTACCAAGAACTTCCTCATAGTTCACACCACCACGATATGCCATAGTCATTGCAAGATCAATCAGTCCAAGATTCTCATCTAGTTTCTCGATCAGTTCAACGTCTTTTATGTTATAGTCGATGAACTTCTGATAGTCATTCTTATAGAGTGTGTGTAGATTGCCGTGTTCTTCATACGATAGTTTACGTTCACCAAGAACCACGTGAGCGATATGGTCTAGTCGATATGACTCTTGTTGACCAAGTGTATTGTAGGTAAACTTACGGAACAAGTCATAGTAATCTAGTTGTGCAACACCTGTAATCTCATAGGTGTTTGCGTCTGGAATAAACATATTCCCACGTACAACTTTAGGATTGACAACACCCCAAGGTGATAGTCGTTTGACAGTCTCATCACCAAAACATTTTCTTGTTCTGTTAACAAGATATGGAATATCAAAGTTCTTAGTGTTCCAACCTGTAATGACATCTGGATCGAGAGATTCCTGCCAGTACCTCACAAACTTGTTTAACATCTCTGCTTCGTTTTCAGACTTAACAAAGATTACATTGTCGGGTGCATCATAGTCTTGTAAACCAAATACGACATACTTGTCATTCTTACTTGACTTGAGTGCAATAGAAATCACTGGATGATCTGCTTTGTTAGGTTCAGGAAACCCATCATCCGATGCAACCTCAATATCTAATGATACGATATTGATTGCGTCTTTGTTATATTTGATTTCGTTGGGGAATCGTTGTGCGATGAATTGAACGATATAATTGTTCATACCATAGACTTCGAAGTTGTCTACGTTTTCATATCGTTTCGTGAAGTCTGTTGCTTCACGCATTGAATCAAATTCTAAGGGTTCAACGGTCTGACCGTTTAAGTTAGTCCATCCTTCCTTTTTACCACGAACGAATAGTGTTGGTCGGAAAGGGATTTTCTTACTAACCCTCTCTGTTCCATCGTATCCTCGATAAAGGAGATTGTTGCCGAACCGCTCAACAGTAGTATAAAATTGCATATTATAAACCTAATCATATTATTGTGTCCATTATACAGGACGGTACACGTTTTGTCAATCGTCAATTAAAATAAATGCATTCGATCTATTCCAAGGGTTTCTTTGTAAGTCCTCGCCATAGTTCTCGTGTTCTTGAGTAATCCCTAGTGAACGTTTTATGCACTGTGTGGTTGGGATAACCAAATCTGACACATCTGGAGTGAAGTTATATGTAACGAACATTTCTTCAGCGGTTTTACCGAATCCAATGTGTTTGCAGTTATTCATATGTGTCATATAACAATACTTCTTACCTAAGTAGTTTCTTTTAGATAGGTAGTGAGTTGCATAGTTCTTGTAGAGTCGTTCCGCAACTCCGTATGGGCCACAATTAATGGGTAACTGATTTTTAATAAGTTCGTTCCACATCCAACCAGCGGCGTGTTTGTTATAAGAATAACAAGACATAAACAGACCCATATTAGCGTAACACATATCGTGTCTGTTCATAAACTTGATGCATCGTCTAAACCTCGTGAGGTCTAAAAGATATGCATCGTGTTCCATAATCAGAAATCTTTCATCTGATTCTGATTGTCTCTGCATCAACAACCAATGTGAGATGTTACCAGATCGCTCTGTCGGTGATATAGTCCCATCCCCATCTTGGTTGTCGATGTGGGTCAGAGAGTTTTGCCAGTTGAATTTATCTTCCCATTGATCAAGTCCCGCTGTAGGAGTAATCGCCTGTACAGGGATTATTTCCTCAATTAGACCTTCCTCAATGGCAGGTTGGAAAGATTGCTTAGAGATTTCGTGGTATTCCACGGAAACAGGGTTGGTAAGATCGACTATTTGATATGCTTTCATAATACTATTTATACATATTTGAGGTGGAACTTTCGTCCCACCCCTTGTTCTTCATACTCATTAGATGACAAACATCGGACGCAGTGCTATCCACATCATACCAATGCATAACGCAAATAATCCTAAGTGACCGTAAATTTCGCCATTTTGTCTGAGGTTAGAAGTAATCTTCTTCCTCATCTGTTTCTCCTCGAAAGATTAAGATATTTTAATTTTACGAGGACGCTTCTCTTCTGGTAGTTCCAACTTCAACTTAATTGCAAGTATACCATCCTTCAAAGTCGCTCCATCTACTAGAACATACTCTGATAGGCGAAAAGTTCTTTTGAACTTCTTCGTTGATATTCCACGATGGATCACGTCACGGTCTTCTGCCTTGTGTTCTCCTGATATGATTACAGAACGTTCTTTCTGTTCTACATCAAGTTCATCCTCAGAAAAACCTGCTACCGCTACTTCTATCACATACTCAGTTTCACTTTCCTTCACAATATTGTGAGGTGGATAATGATCATAAGCGTGTTTTGTTGCGTGTTCAAGTTCACTGAACAAGTGGTCGAACCCTATGAATGAGGCTCGTGGGAATAATGTATTGCCTATTTTCGTCATTTTCTATCTCCTATTATTAAGCAAGATTAATCGGAAACCCGAACCTACGGCATTTCCTATTACTATATATAAGTATTGATTCTTTAAAATCAAGACTTTTTTAGTAAATTGTATATATTATATGCGATTTGCCATAAATTGTCAAGCAAAACAGGAGAAATATTGCCCATAAAATTTAAACCTAGTGCAACTAAGATAGATAGACAAACTAAGAAAACATCTATAGAACACTACTATATGAAGACAACTCCCAAACAAGAACTGATTGATTATTTGAATAGTTCCAGTGCGAAACCAAAGATCAAACAGAAAGTAAGAAATGAGTTGACTAGACGTGGTATTAATATAGTTTATACAACTCAGACGTAAGTAGCGGGATCAGTATCCCCTTCCACACCGAAACTAAAAGTAACTCTAGAAACATCTGGTTCAAGTTGATGCCAAGTTCCTCTTGGTATCCATACGAATGAGCCTGGGTGTAACACCTCAACCATATCATCATCTGAAGGTTCTTCGGTATATCCGATAGTGATCTTACACTTATTCAAGACTTGGTATAAGAACACGTCCATAGAATCTTTGTGTCTAGGATATGATCCAGAATATTGACCGAAACCACAGAATGCGATGTTAGTTATCTGTTGTGGGCCCTTATCATATTCTTCTTTGGTATGAGCGTCTTTATGATCGTCAATAAAGAACTTCTCCATTGCACTAACTATACTATGTGCAAATTTAGGTGCAGAACCTCGGCGGTGAAATGCGTTTAACCCCAGACGTTGTTTTTCTCTGTTCCAATCGTAATCATCTTGTGAATGTGTATCGACCATATCGATGAGTTTATCCCAAGAGTAATTGCGAAGTTCATCACTATCGTGTCTACCCCAGAAGACTCTCTTCTTTCTGATCTGGTCTACATTCTGCTGCCATATCTCAATCATTTATTACCAATATTGTATTTGGGACATAACTCCCATTCATCCTTCTCTTTAAAACCAATGATCTTTATTGTTCTAAGAGGAGCACAATCTTGTGCAACTTCTTTGTTCTGAATCTCTAGTAAACCCCAATCACTTAACAGTGTTGCGATAGTGTTACGTCTCTCTACGTCTGACTTTTCTAGGTTTGCTTTTTTACCATCCAACATAAACAACTCCTTGAAGTGTACGATAAAGTACCTTCCTTGTTTATGTAGTATATGACACGATTGAAATAACTTCTTTTCTTTTCGAGATGCGACACCAATACGAGTCAGCGTTTCTCGAATCTTAAGAAAGTCATCTGGTTCTGAAAGACTGATCTCCAGCATAGACGCTGGATTCCACGATACTAAATTATTTTCTTCTTCCACCTTTGTTCACCTTATTCCTTATTATATTGATCTGATCTGGTGTAAGTAACGGAAGGACTTGTCTAGCTTTCTCGTTGCTATATCCATAATACTCTTTCACCACTTCAATATCATTTTCTAGTTCTTGTTTAATCCATTTAGAGAAGCGTTTCCGCTTTCTAATTATATTTATAAAAAAGTGATATTGTAGAATGTTATCTAGGTGGTGATAACGATTCATCTCATTAGCGATAATTGCTGTGTCACTAAAATAAGAAAGACTACGATTGATCAAGAAAGGATTGTATACGGACTCATCTTCGGGAGTTACCATAATATCCTTCTTGGAATAGTTAATTGTGTTTAAATAATCAAAGGGTGTCATTAGTGCCATCCATTATCATAGTCTTTTTTATAAAGTCGCATTATATCACGTGCATCACTTTCTGTCAATATATCATCGTATAGTTTATCTTTGGTTTTGTTTTCCCAGATGGATTTTAACCTATCGATTCCTGTAGATTTCGCTAGAAATTCTAAAAGTTTAGTCATATCATCAAGATCATATACAAGGTCATAGTCATAGATATTGCCCATAAAATATGATTGAGAAAAAAAGTGTTCGTTTTTAACCGAACCGTCCACAACCTCACCGATCACTGATCGCAAATCTTCTTTTAACTCAGGGTAATTAATACCGTGTTTCACAAACTTTTCTCTATTGCGAGCAAGATACTCACACGCCGAGGTAAAACGCTCTACAGGATCACGTTTTACAGCAATTCGAGTAGAACCTTTTCGAAAGGGTTGTTCTGGGCCATATGCGTATTTTTTAATTTGATTGAGTCTAAATGACACAGTACCCGTATCGTGTTTGTCTCCTTCGTAATCAACTCTACCAATGCTTTTTTTCAACGCTTCTTTTAAAGTGGTCATCCCATTTTTAGGACAGATACGAATGTCTATGTTATTAGGAAAATACAAAATATTATTCGCTGGACTTATATCTTTCCATCGCCTATTATTTACGAAATTTTCGAACTGAATTTTTTTACTGACTGGTTTCAAGTCTAGATACCTCAACACCAGAACGTAATAGAAACTCTATTCCGTCCCGACTTTTATACTCTTCAGCGAAGAACACTTTTACAATTCCTGCTTGATATATTAGTTTAGCACAATCCAAACACGGTGAGTGTGTACAATAGAGTTCTGCACCCCTACAAGATTCGTGTGAACTTGCGACCTTAGCGAGTGCATTAGTTTCTGCGTGTAACACTTCAGGTTTGGTAACACCTTCTTCTTCACACTCATTATCCCAACCAGCAGGCATACCATTATAACCAATAGAGATAATACGTTTATCTCTTACAATAACACACCCAACCTTTAACCGTTTTGCGTGAGATAGTTTTGCATAGACTTTAGCAGCTTCCATATGTGCAAAGTCCCACTTATCAGCACTCATCATCAAATAACTCCAGTTGTATAGGTTTCCATTCACCACCATCAAGTTTTAAAGAAATGGGTTGGTGTTCAGTACCAGTACGATCCCACATTCTCATAACAATAGTGTGTATTACATTATCAGGAACGTCATAGTCCTCTAGTAACTCTTTTACCATTTCAAATTCGGTCATTTTCTACATCTAAATCGAAACATTCTAGAAAGGTATCCCACAACCTTTGGAAACGAATGTCGTACAGTTCCTTGATACCAAGATACTTGTTACATATAGCATCCGCAACATCAGGTGGTATATGTTCCCACTTAGGACTATCCATAAAATGTTCGGTCACCATATTAATATCGTCAGTGACATTCCAACATTCCATAATAGATTGTTCTAAATGAAATCGATCTTTACTCATCGTTTTTTCCTTTTCTCATTTGAATTCAACGTTTGCCATCACTTCCGTCAAACAAGCAACTAGATTCAGTTCGTGATCTGCTACAAATGCATTCTTGTATTGATAATCAGCGAGGATCAACACAAGTTGAGGGATTGATGTTGATTGGACGTTACCGTTCATAGTATTATATATGCCACGGAATATCGATGCGGGTTCGACATCAATGTTGTTGACTACCCAAGATCGCATCTTCTTGAAGTCTTTGTTCTTGAGATGTTTGTACAAATCAGAGTATTGATCATTGTCACTGACTAACGCATCGACAGTCAATCTACCACTGATACTGTTACGTTGGGTTTCATTCAGTATGCGTCTCCAATCAGGGGCATACTTAGATATAACTTCTGCAAGTACCTCATTCTTGAAATCTACTTTCTCTTGAGACAAGATGTTCTGTAGACGTTTCATAAAAGAACCACACAATCCTTGCATCTCTGATTTGGTTGTGTTGAATTCATATACACCACAACGAGAGTGTAGTGGTTCAATGATACGATTCTTGAAGTTACAAGTTAGGATGAATCTACAGTTACGACTGAACTCTTCGATGAATCCACGTAGTGCGGGTTGTGTAGATTGGGGATTGAGGTAGTCCGCCTCGTCTAGGATTACAACTTTGTAACCCCCAGAGAGAGATACAGACGAGGCGAACTGTTTAATCTTTCCACGTAGAGTGTCGATGTTCCCCTCTTCCGATCCATTGATTACAATATGATCAAGGTTGAGTTGATTACATAATGCACGTGCAACAGTGGTCTTACCAAGACCCGCTGTACCAGTGAACATCATATTCGGGAGTTCACCACCGTCTACGATTTTTTGAAATGTTTGCTTAAGTGTATCGGGAAGGATACAGTCTTCAATTGTTTGGGGACGATATTTCTCTACCCACAAGAATTCATTACTCATACGAGTCTCCATAATAAAATTACATCTAGTATACAGTATCTAGACGGTAATGTCAAGCAAAAACGTTGTAGTATCTACTTGGATTTTTTCTCAGTCTTTGTCTTATTATTTTCTTCTCAAACTCTTTACATTCCTTGGGGTCAGTAAACTCTTTGAGAATTCTTCTATGCATATAAGGCGGTACATCCAAATTATTAAAATACTCCATTCTTGATGAACTGTGAGTATAAGATTGTGTCTTACCGTTGGTACTACCTATGTAATACTTCTTCTCCATACTGTTGTACCAAATGTACACGTATGGATTAGATGGACTGTAGTAAGTCTTAATTTCATACCAAGACATACCAAAGTGTTCGTTTACGACTAATTTGTTTGTTTTCTTATATAACACGAAAGTTGGGGAGACTACTTGTCTCCCTCAAGTCCTTCTTCGCCTTGTACCTGTTCAACCATTTGAACAATCTGTACTGCTTGGTCACGAAGTTGTCCGATAGTAGAGAGTTCTTCACCCTTAAATCCACCACGTTGTACAACAGTGTCCACCACAGCAACAGTTGATCTTGCGACACGGTTTGCAAGGTCAATCAATTCAGAATAATCTTTATCTGCTTTTGCCATCATTATGCTCCATATGTTGATGATTTTTCGAATGCGATGAAATATTCAATCGCAGACTGTTGTGACTTCCATTGAGATATCAGTTTCTTTGATACACTCACAGTGAAGTCTTCATTAACCACTTTGATGTTATTGACGTTAACCACAAAGTTAAAGTCTACATCTTCGGGGTACTCACCCTCTACATCAATAGAGAATGCATTAGATGTCGAATCTTTTGGATCAACAATAGTTAATCGTACCGCACCCGTAGTTGGTGTGATAGTCATTTCATTGTGACCAAGGGCAGCTGACGCTTTCCTTACTCGACTCAACGTATCTGTATCTATAACAAATTTAACTTCCGCTTCAGGCATAACAATGTCTTGTGCTGGTGAAGTCAACATATCAGGATCAGAGTAAAAGTATTTCACCTCAGATCGTCCAGTTGAATCACCGACTACAACATAGTCAGTCTCAAACTTCAGTCTTGGTTTGTTAACAAGAGACAGTACACTCAAGAACTCGTTCAGATCATAGATACCAAACGACTGAGGAAAGGATTCTTCCACTGTTGTCTGACTCAACACGTTACGAGCAACTGAGATTGTTTTCAAAGTATTCCCTTCTGAGAACACCAGATTTGGATTGATGGTTGCGTAGTTCCTAAGAACTTCCAACGTTTTATCAGTCAATTCCATAATATACTCCTATCTTATTTTACTAAAGTTTTTCTCTTTGATGAATTCGATTTTGCGTTGAAACTGTGCATCCTCTAACTCACCCTTGTGAGAAATTACAAATACATTTGTATCTTCCCCAAGAGTATACAGTATCTTCATCAAATTGTCAACCCCTTCTGCATCTAATGATGAATCAAATGTCTCATCAAGGATCAGTAGGTTGGTTGCTACACTATTCTTCATCTTCGCAATTTGTCTCCAAGTGAACAACAACGATAAGTCAATACGTTGTTTCTCACCCTCAGAGAATGAATCATACGAGAACGCATCACGATGTCTAGATCGTATGGTTTCAGAAAAACTCTCGTCCAGATCAAAGTGGACAAAGAAGTCTAGTGTCTGTAGGTACTGATTGGTCAATTGATTAATCACAGGTAGATACTGTTTAATAATCTTAGACTTGATTCCTTGATCTCTAAGTAACTCTGCTGTTACTTGTTGATAGGAATACTCAGTGTTGAGATGGTACTTCTCTTCTTGAAGTTTTTCCTTACCATCTCTAAAGTTTTGTAGTTCTTCGTTTGCGCCTTGGAGATCACCATCACCTTCTTTTAGGTTAGCGATTTCTTTTTGTAACGCAGAAATGTTTTTGTGTAGTGTTGCACTCTCAGCAGAAAAACCAACAAGTTCTTTCTGCCATTCCATAACTATGTCTATCTG